CTGTAAAGACTGCACTCTATCAAAACAAGTATCGCCATCACTTATATATTGTTGTGATTCTTTGGTATATCTAAGGTTAGATGGTCTTTGTAAGTCTATAAGCCTATTTTCTGCATCCACGCTAATCGTAGAGCCATTAGGGTCATCATTAACCGTCATAGACTGCATACGCCCTTTAAATAGAGTCATAGTCCCTGCAACGGTGTCTGTACCACCTGAAAGGTAGCCAAGATATACAGTAATAAATCTATTTTGGTAGTTTTCGGTAAGTGCTAGATCTAATACTGTAGCATCCATACCTGCTAGAGAAACAGATAAACCACTGGATTTTAATTCTAGGGTATCTTCTATATTTGATATGCTTAAAAGAGTACCTGCACCAGTATAGGTATTACCGTCAATACTAAGATCATAGTCACCACTCCAAACATATAAAGTATCTGTATCAAATTCAGCTTTTACTGCTAAAAATAGAACTTGGTGATCAGCTTCAAGATATTTGACGATATCGCTATCTATACCACCTCTATTTGACATTTAAACTACCTCAATACATGAAAAGGACATTCCATAGTTAGATATATTGTCTGCATCCCAGTCAACATCTTTAGTTGTTAATCTAAACATGCCTTTAGGTGATGCAAACTTTACAAGATGATTTTCTGTAATAGCAGTTCTTAACTTTGGTTGTATTTTTACACCATAAGTATCAGCACCACTTATTACATTTAGTGTCGCATCTTCTGTGACCATTACATACTGCACAGGATTAGCACCTGTTGTAGAACTAGCTGTAATTTGTAAATAATCACCTTTTTTTATACTACCTGTAGCACTATTGCTACTTGAAGCTAAATTTAAACCTGTAGAACCTTTTTGATTAGATTTTATAGTACAAGCTGTTCTATCTGCATCTGTAGTAAGGTTTATTGTATTTTCAGGTTGTACTGTAACGGTATATGAATTAGCTTTACCAATTATCTTATGTGTCCCATTATTTTCAGGATATTGTGAACCTGTTACAGAAATAAAATCACCAACTAAAGCATTTGCAAAAGGTGTAGTGTTGCTAGGTGCTGTTATAGTATTTGCTGATGAAAAATCTAGTTCTATATTAGCTGTTTGATTAATTCTATTCTTAGCTTTTAGATCATCTGCATTGTATGTACCTTGATTAACTAAAGCATCAGGGTCTGCAAATTTAAATTGATTTACAGAACCGTTACATTCTAAAAGAAAAGATTGCCAATTTTTAGCTATATCTCTACGCATAGGTGGAAGGCTTACAGTTGATTCCCAAAATACACCGTCATATTCTTGTGTTCTTATTTTTCCTGTATATGGAGAAGCTACAGTTCCTATAGTTCTTACTAATTTAAAATTACTTCTAATAAAGTTAGGAGTATTTGGCATTGTTACTAATTTACCCACCGACTAGACTCCTTCTAAAGTTTCCACCACGCATTGCTGATTCTTGTACTGCCGCTTTAGTTACATCGGCTATCTGTGGCATCATTTGCATAACTTCTGCTCTTACAGTTGGAACTATACCTGTAGCAAAATTAATTGATTGGTTTATTACTGTAGTACCGCCACCACCCAAAGCGTTTTTACTATTCATATTATTCATAATAGTGCCACCAGTATTAGGTACAAATATTTCAGCACCTCTTTCACCAACTAAAGTAGGCGTACCACCTTGTACAGTCCCACCTCCTGCTTTTCCAGTAGGTATTGTAGGCAAACCTACTGCTGTGAATAATGTATTCATTAAAGGCTTAATAACTTGCATTTTTAAGAATTCAGCTATTACTTGTTGTATCATGTTGCCCATTAAATTTCTAAAGGCTACCATTGCGTTTTGTCCTTCTTGCAAAGCATTTACAAAATCATTAGCAAACTGATCTGTTGCTTTTTCTAATATTTCTTCTAAAGCTCCATTAACCTCATCTTTTGATTTTTCTGTCTCATCTACAAATCCCTGTAGTGTTTCTCTTACCTCATCTATACTTTTACCAAAAAAGGCGGCTGAACCCCCTGCATTTTCAAAGAATGCTAATAAAGCGTTATCATCTGCTAATAATTCTTTAAATACATTTATGCCATTAGGGTCTAATTCTTTTTTTATAGTGTTTTGTACTTTCTTTAAAGCACCTTCTATATCACCAAAAGGCATTAATCCAAGTCTTTGTAAAACTTCATCTTCAGTAGCACCATCAAATGTTGCGGCAAAGAAATCTTTTCTAAAGTCTTCCATTAATTCTTTTGCTTTCTTAGGGTCTATTGGACCCATGAAATCACCCATAGCAATTTCAAATCTTTCATCACTAAATGCCTTGATAGCTTTTTCAAGTTCTGCTAAAGCACCTGCAGTTCCTAATTCCCTTACTTGTTGGTCTAGTGTTTTTGTAGTTTTTCCAAACTCTTGTAAAAATTTTAATGATGCCTGTGTACTTTTGGAAAGCCTATCCATCATTGTTTTTGGTTTTGTTAATGCATCAGCTAGTTGTTGTTGTTCAAGTGTAGCTAATCTTGTAGCTTCAGTATTATCTACTACTTCAGGCGTAGCATCGCGTATTGTTTTATCAAGTAGTAAATATGCACCACTAGCGGCGGCAATACCTGCCGCAACTTTTGCCATTCCTACTGCACCAAGTGTTATTGATTGAAAAGCTATTGATGCAAGTGTTCCTGCTCTTATGGCTACTGTAAGTGTATTAAAAGCTGTAACCAAGAAACCAATAGCTTTTGTAAGCACTGCAAAGTTTGCCATGACCGCGGCACCAAACCCTAAAGCCATAAAAACTTTAAAATGTTTTGTAACTATTATTAATGCTTTACCTAAAATAAAGAAAGCTGTGCCTAATGCTTTACCTACAGCCTCTGCAAGTGGTTGTGAATTATCTAAGACAACACGCATTTCCCTAGCTAAAGTAATCAGTGTGTCTTTTAATCCACTTTCACCAATCTTAACTGCAAATTCAGCAATACCATCACTTACATTAGATATAGCACCTGATAATGTATTTGCTCTTGCTTCTAGTGCAGTACCAAACTTTTCTCTACCAATTTTTCTAAGAAATTCTGCTATAGAACTACCATTTCTATCTATTTCTTCTGTTACACCATCAAAGGTAACTTTTATTTTTTCACCTTCTAATCTTGCTACAACATTAAACTGTTTAAGCATTTCCATCTCACCAGTAACAGCTCTAAAGGTTGCCTGTGCTACCTGTGATATATCTTTACCAAAGGCGGCGGCAAGATTACCAAAGTCTTTCAAGGCATCTTCTGTAGGTGCTACACCTGCTTGTAATAAACTAATAAATGCTTGTGATACGCCTTCTAATTGGAATGTAGTCTGTGATGTAAACTTTCTTATTAAGTTAAAAGATTGTGCTGCTGTTTCTGCACTTCCAGTAATAGCTGTGAGTGTTGCTTCTAAATCCTCAAAGGTTCTAATGGTATCTATAGTGCTACCAACTAACCTTGTTAATCCTATAGTGCTAACAATAGCACCGAAGCCTTTAAGAGCATTTGATGCCGCACCTGAAGATTTTTTTGTTTTGTCTAGTTGTTGATTTACTTTGTTAAGACCTTTTCTTAACTGTGCAGTCTCTGCCTTTATCTCAACTAATAATGTATCTACTGCGTTACTCACTTGGATACAACTCTACTAATTCATTAAGACGTTCTCTAGTCATTGGTTCTTCTTTTTTTTCTGAACCACTATTGAATTCCATGAAACCATCTATAGCCATATAGATTTCTTGGGGGCTTGATTGCCAAAAATCTGTAGGAGACATACCCATCATGCCAACACAAATAGAAAAGTATCGTTTAATGGGTAAGGTTTCACTTGTTATTCCACCTGTTCTTGCTTTCCCTCGTCTGTTGTTTCCTCTGAATCATCAGTTAGAGATTTTGCAAGTAAGTTAGCAACTGCGGCTGTTGCTTTTACTATACCTGCATTTTGTACAATTTTTATTACATCAGGTTCTTGTAAATCGTTACCACCACCTCTTAAAGCAGGTAATAATACAGCTATAATTTGTGATAGCCTTATATCGCCTTCACTCATGTTTTGTGCAAGTTTGATTATTCCCATATTACAAGAATCTTCTATCTGCATAATAGCGTTGATAGTCAATCTAGCTTTATAGTCCTTACCTGCTAAGTTAAGTGTTGTTTCACCCTTTAGTTTGTTTGTCATCTGACTTTATCTCCTTTGATTTACTTGCTTTTGCAAGATTTATTATTATTGCATCACTTAATGGATGCTTATAAAAAGTGTCAACCTTTCTGTCTTTGCCATCAATATTAATTGATTCGCCAACTTCTATAACATTACCTATAGTTAATTCGTTTTTGTTTAACAAACCATCTATTGATTCTTTGCCAACTTTTATTTTAACTACTTTCATTATGCAAATGTAATGTAACCTGCTGACTCAAAAGACATTGAGTAAGTAGCTTCACCATTATATTCACCTGCATACTCTATAGATGTAATTTGGAAAGACCCTGTATAAGTACCTAGAGTTGGTATTGTAAATTTAAAGTTTTTATACGCAGGGGTTTGTGAAGCAGAACCATCAGATGTATTTTGCTGTGCTTGAAAAGAAGTTCTTACAAGTTGTTCTTGTGTATCATTTGTAAATACACCTGAACCACTAATAGAAATACTATTTACACCTGCTCCTGCGAGTAGTGTTCTAGTACCTTTGCTATCTTTATTAGTAATATCAACTGATTCGTCATTTAATGTTATTGAAGATGATCTCATTCCACCAACAGCAACATATGTAGAACCTGTTGTGTTAATTTCAATTAAGACATCTAAACCTTTTTGTGCCGCCATATTTATCTCCTATTTATAAAATTAGTTTGTTCCTAATATTATTGCTCGGAATCGCATGACTCCATGTCTAGTGACACCATCTGGGTCTCTCATTATATCACTAAATTCATACCTGAGGTTTATTAGGTTAAATCCAGTAACACTTAGATTACTATCATGCAATAAATCGTGAATTCTGTCCATTATTTGTTTGGTTTCTTTTGCACCTTTGTATTGTGACCATATATGTATATTTATAGTAGTTTCACCACCTGTTAAATCTTTTGTGCTGTAGTCAATGCTTGTTTCTTCACCTAAAGCAACAAAAGGGTATGTAGCACCTTCTGTAACCTCATCAAACACACCTGCACCTAGAGTTGATGTAAGTGTATTATCACTTGATAAAGTGCTGTAAATAGTTGTCTGTAGTGCAAATTGTCCAATGCTCATTTTATAAGACCTTGACTTTTAAATATTGTTTTAATTTTTCTTTTATTTTTCTGTAATGCAGGTTGTAAAAACGGTCTAGCCATTATTTTTGTAGTACCAAATTCCAAAGCTTTACTATATGGTGCTTCTGATCTAACTTGTCCTATAACACTAGCACCAAAAGTTTTTACCTTTGTATTTATATTACTTACTAAGAAACCTGTATCACTTGCAGGTGCTTCACCCTGTGCAGAAGATGTGTGTGTTCTTCTTGGATTGTAAAGAGTTCTTGTAACACCACTTTTATTGCCACCAGTGATACTTTTAACAGCTGTTTCTTGTACTACAGTTGCACTTCTTGTCACTGCTTTTATGGAATTTTTTTTAACATTAGTTGTTAATCTTTGATTTAACCTTTTTTTAAAAGCGTCATAATTAACCCATACAACACTCACGTTGCTATTCCTTGTTCACAAAGAAGTTTAAGGAATCTATCCCTTTCATCAACATTAATAATAGCCCTAATATTAAATAACTTATTATCAAAACTAATCCTAGAAGCGTTAGTAATATCAG